AAGTACCCATTGGATGCGGACTATGGAAACACTCAAGATTATATACAAATAAATCAATTTACATATCAAGCAGTCAACCCATCAATAATTTTTCCACAAAAAGGGTTTAGAGACGACGATAAAAAATTTATTCCTGGTTCGGATAAAGAAGGATATAAAGGTGGTGGAACAAGAGAAGGTGCTTTTCAAGCAGGATCAAGGCAAGCTACAAACACGATATTTAATGGATTAGATAGAGGATCTCCAAAAAATATTCCCATAGGTTTGGTAAAACTTCCAATGCCAAATCAATTAAATGATTCAAATAATGTTGCATGGGGTGAAGATCAATTAAACGCACTTACCGCAGCTGCAGCAACTTTAGGTGCGGGTGGACTTCAGCAAGGAATTGATTTTTTTGAAGATATTGCATCAGGTGAAATCAAAGGCCCTCTCGATGCAATTGGAAGAATATTGAGTGGTGCTGGAGATTCAGCTAAAGGTTTGATTGGATTTTTAAATGAAGCTGCTGCTAACAAAAATTCAAATCTTCTAGCAAGAAGTGTAGTTGGATCGTCACTCTTAAATTTGGCTGGATTTGGTTTATCTCCAGAAGCAATTCTTGCAAGAGGTGCAGGTGTGATACCAAATGCTAACTTAGAATTATTATTCAACGCACCAGCATTAAGAGCATTCAGATTTGATTGGAAAATGAGTCCTCGTAGTCACGAAGAATCAATTCGTATAAACAATATTATTCGATTTTTTAAACAAGGTATGGCCGCAAAGAAAATGAGTATAGATGGTTCTGCTAGTAATTATTTCTTAGGAACTCCGAATGTATTTGATATTGCTTTTAAAACATCAAAAACAAATAGAGAGATAACAAATACGAATCATTCAGTATTAAAAATTAAAACATGTGCATGTGTTGGTGCTGCAGTTAACTACACTCCACAAGGAATGTGGAATGCATATGAAAAAGGTCAACCAACATCTTGTATATTATCATTACAATTCAAAGAACTCGAACCAATTTACAGCACAGATTATGAAGAAGATCCATTTGAATATGATAATTTAATTGGTGCAGTTCCAGCAGACGCAGTAGGTTACTAATGGCATATTTCGAAGAATTACCTAACATAGCATATCCTTCTCTTTTACCTTCAAGTAATAAAATTGAGGATAGAATTCTTGTTAAAAATATTTTTAAAAGATCAAAGTTAAGAACTGATATTGATCAGGCAATCACTGCTTTTAATTATTACTATGTTGAACAAGGTATGAGACCAGACATGGTTGCTAAAAGTTTATATGATGATTCCGAGTTAGATTGGGTGATACTTACAGCAAATAATATTACTAACATAAGAGATCAATGGCCTCTTGAGCATAACGATTTACATGAATATATGTTGGATAAGTATGGATCAGAAGCAAATATAAGTGGTATTCATCATTATGAAACTAGAAAAATAGTTGATGAATATAATCGTGTTGTAATACCTGCAGGTTTAGAAGTCGATGTAAATTTTAGTTTTAAATATAAAAACTATTCAAATTCAATTGTAACTGTAAATCCTGTGTCAGCAATTACAAATTATCAATATGAAGTCAAACTCAATGATGAAAAAAGAAGAATCAAAGTATTAAAACCACAATTTGTATCTCTATTTTTATCAGATCATAAAAATATTATGAAATATGATCGTTCATCTGATTACATTTCAAGTAAATTAAAGTCAACATATAATCCAAGAATATCAGGGGTATAAAAAAACCCACCTTGCGGTGGGTTTTGTGTCTTAAGAATTAACTAACTTAGAAAAGTAACTCAACGATTCATCATCTTCATCGGATGTTGCTTCTTCTACTGCTGTAACTTCTTTTACTGGTTCGGATGCTGTTGCTTGTTCAGCATAGTATCCACGACCTTCATCTTCAGTTTCTAGTTCAGCATCAGGAATCGGTGCTCTGACTGGCTTCTTAAGTCCAAGTACAGAATCTAAACGCTCCTTTAACTTATCATATGACTTGAAGTTCTTAGCATCTGTAAACTCATTTAAATCATATAAAGAGTTATAGATCTTTTCTAACTTTGCATCATCATCAAAGAGTGCTTCTGCACTACCGAACTCTGACTTATCATAGTTCTGATAACCTTCGACTCTACGAATCTTTAACTTGAAGTTAGCACCTGCCCAGAAATCAAATGGATTGATTGGAGTTTCATCTGCAAACTCAGGCTTCATTGCTTCCATAATCTTATCAAAGATTTTCTTTCCATACTTGTATAGAAATACTTTACCTTCGTTCTCAGGATTTGTAGGATCACTTACAACATAGATGTTGCTATAATATGATAATCTTCTTTTTTGCTTACGAGCAATTTCTTTATTTGCATCTGAACCAGAATTCCATAGTTCTGAATTGTGTTCGGATACTGGATCTTTTTGTCCAAGTGTGGTAAGAGAGTTCTCTATATACCAACCACCAGTTCCTTGAAATGCATGAGTATAGACTCTTGACCAAGGAAGATCACAACCTTCGGGTTCTGGAAGAAAACGAATGATTGCATAACCATTACCAGATTTGTCTACGACTGGTTTCCAGATACGCTCATCTACGTTACTGTTACCTTTGTCGTTGATCTTTTCGACCTGTCTAATTAACTTCTCTGTAAGAGAACCAGATCTGGATTTCTTTTTTAAATTTGCGAATGACATGCGGATAAATTTGGATATTTGTTTTGTTGTATTAAAGAGGGAGGTTGGATTCCTGTGTACCAACAAATAACGGGCATTACTACAGTAGTAAAAACGTTATTGCCTGAGACCCGATTGGTTGAATCGGTTCTGCATCGCTGCAGCAGCACCACCTGTGTCTCATCACCTTAACCAGCAGTTGCCAGTAAGTTTATTCAGTCACTCCCATGTTGCGTCCAACATTTATATTATAATACCTTACTATTTATATGTCAACCCCTTCATCTAAATCCTTTTCAACCTTCTTTATTGTCTCATCTAATTGCTGAAAAAACTTGTCCATACCTGTCATTTCATTGAATCCAAACATCTGTGCTGTATCTAGAATGTGTTCTTTTACTTGCATAGCCTCTGGATCATCTGATAATGAAACACGAAAGAAGAATATTTTTTGCTTCTCTAGAAATAACTTTAACTTTCTCACGTAATCCTTTTTTTCATCTTCACTAAGTAATCTAGGATTTGCCATCGTATGTGCTAGATCATCTTGTATCTCAGCAAGTTCTGCAAGTGCTGCTCTAACCTGTGCTGATTTAAAAAATTCAGTCATGAATCTCTCCCTTTTACTTTTTCAATTAAATGTTTTTTATATTGTACCATATTGATATTTAGAAATGGAATATACTTCTTTATTTTTAAACTGACGGATTCCCACACTGGGTCAATCAATTTACTATCATGTTCTTTGACATAAGAAAAGATATTTTCATAGATAATCATCTCTTCAATTGATATACTATTTGAAAGATACTCTTTGAGTATTGGTGAGTGTCCTTTCTTACATGAAAATAAATCTTCGATATCATATTCTTCTATGATTCTATCTGCATTTACCTTAAATGTTTCAAATAAATTTTTTATATGCTCTACCCACTCTGAATATTTCTTTTCTCCACTATCAATAATCAATCCAATCCATACACCTTGGGGATCAAATGTCTGAGTGAAGTTTGCAAGAAAGAAGTTTTGTATCTCCTGTTCTGTTTTCTTTCTTGACATTCTTTCAAAGAAGTATCTGTCTTTCCTTTTATTAAAGGACGCAACAGATGCTCTGGAACGACCACGATACTTGAAGTAATCATACTTCTCTTTTGTAAAGTGGTTTTTGAATGCCAGATAAGTTTTGTATACTTCAATCGGGGTCAAATAATTATAAAGGTAATTTTGCTCTGGATGTTTTTTTCATGAAGTTAAGTTGCTGTGCATCATATTTTAATTTCTCTTTTAAAGGCTTGGAAATTAATTTTGATACAGCATCTAACTCTATCTTATTCTCTTCACAGAAGGTAACGATGGCATCAATATAATTAAAGTTATTCACTTTAGCTATTTTTTCTACCTCTTCTGCAAATCGTGATTGACAAAGGAACTTCTCCTTCATGATATCATCAACTTTAGTTGTCATATTCTCTTGTTTTGTATTCGACAAATTTTTTAATGTATTTGGTAAGAAGTTTAATATACTCACCTTTGTCTCTTTTTTCATAGACTTTGCATTCTCCATTTTCAGCTACCATGATAGTGATTAATTTTTTAACTGGAATACCAGTCATTTCAAAGTACATACATGCGTATGCTGTCTCTTGAACGTAGTAGTTCTCGATCCATTTTTCGGGTTTAATTTTTGCTGAAGTCTTAAAGTCTATTACTGCAAGTTCTCCATCATACTCTGCTATACAATCAACTCGGCCTGCAAGACCAAAGTAATCGCTATATAAAGATTTCTCTAAAGCATGTATGTTATCTATACGATCAAGAAGTTTCTTAGATTGTAAGAATAAGAACTTAGTAGAGGGAAGAACATTTTCCAATTTGTTAATGTCTTCATTCTTTAAGTAGTGTTCAACTAAATCATGATACTTGGTTCCTCTAAAAGTAGATTCCCTAGTTATCTTGTTTGCTTTTTCATCACCAACTTTTTTTCTCCATTCATAAAATATTTCACGATTGTAGAAACTTGTAACTGATGTGATAGAAGGATATAAATCCCCAGATGGAACTTTGTAAAAACGAGTTCCATCAATGCTTGTTGTTTGTAAATCAACTTCACCTTTTAAATAATCTAAGTGTTTAAACATTACATACCTAAAGCAATTTTTGTAAGGAGATAATTTCTGACAAGTCCAGAACGAACTATATCATCGATATCGAATTCAATAGATTCAAAATCATTAGTCATTGATAGAATAACTTTTTTGAAATCTAAGATTCCGTTCCTTTCGTTGGTCTTTACAAGATCAGTTTGTGCAGCATCACCACAGAAAATGATCTTACAGTTTTCACCAACTCTTGTTATTATACTATCTAATTCATGAAAATTCAAGTTTTGCATTTCATCTACTAATATAATGCAATTATCCATTGTAGTTCCACGAATAAATGAGGTAGACCAGAACCCAACTGTCTCTTGAGTTTTGAGTGCACCATAAAGCATTTCAAAGTCCTGATCAGAAGGCATCTCGAACATGTACTTCACCATATTCTTATATGGAATCTGATATAAGAATGACTTGTCTTCATGGTCACCTGGTAAGAATCCAATCTCTCTTGTAGATACGAGAGAACGAACCACATAGACCTTTTCATATGGTGTAATTTCATTCAATACATCTCGAAGAGCAAGGTATAATGCTACGAAAGTCTTACCTGTACCTGCACATCCATATGCAAATATATTTTTTCCTTTCTCATATGCATCAAAAAATTTCTCCTGATTTTTAGTTAATGGTTGAATTTCAACCATCTTATCAGTATTAATTGGTTTTTTTCTTTTTAGTTGTTTAGCACTCATGCTACCAATCCCCGAAGAGTTTCCGTTTCCGTTTCTTTTTTTAGCTGGCATTAGAATGAATAATCTCTATTTTTACGAACAGTTGAACCTGGTTGTTTTGATGCTCTGTCTAGCACTTCATTCCAACCACTAGATTTTGCTTCTCCTGTCCATCTAAACTCTCTTGATTGACTAGCACAACCTTCAGACCAATCTTTATCCCATTCTGGATTATCTTTTCTCCATTGATCATAAGCAGCCATTGTCATGGAGAGTTCTTTCTTCTCTTTAGTCTCTTTGTGTATTACTGGGTATGTGGGCATAAGTGTTTTAAGTTTTGTAAAGTTATTTAGACCCATTCAAGGGCTTCGGACACAGATGGGAATTGTTCGGTAAACACCTTTCGACATCCTTCTGCGATAACCATGTGTTCTTTTTGTGTTCCGTGTGCTGATCTTAGATTAATATAATGAATCCAAGAACGACAAGAACCTGTCATATAGATCTTTGTAGGAGTACAAAGTGGTAGTACCATTCGAGCACATTCTTTTGCAACTCCTTCTTCAATCATTTGATTATAAAGACTTTGAGCAGAACTAAACAGAGTAATCATCTGACGATTTAATTTATCAACAACCTTTGCATCAAGATCATCTATACTGTTCTGACGATTCTTTGTATCTTGTCTACGCAACTCTGGTAATTCAATCTCACCTAACTGATTACTCTTTGCATATCGTTGAGAAAATCCTGCATAGTTTGGATTATCTTGATTGTCTGGATTAGACACTCTGGCAATATGTGCCATCGTTTTCTCTGCATCAGGTGTGATGCTTATTAGATTGACGGTCATGATTTAACCGTCATCATCTTCGAATACTTCGTCATAGTCCTGTATACCTCTTTTAATTTCTTCATAATTAGAATGATCTAAGTAACTCGTAGCATCAGCATAAACTTCTGATTTAAGAGACTCAAGAACATTTTCTAAATCATGAATGATTGCTTTTAGTTTTGCCTTCTCCATAGTAGAGTTTAGTTTTATATATTAT